AGCACTGGCTGCGTAGTAGCAGTTACAACCTGAGCAGGGGCAGGTATATCCACCCCTGCATCCATAAGGAAAATAAAATGATAACATATAAGCAACTTTTTGAACTTGAACTTGGTTCTGGACCTGGCGCCAAAGCAGGCATGCCTCAGGGCAGTAGTGCTGGTGATGATATTCTTAGACGTGCGCAACTAGAGCAACTGCATATCTGGTTCTATACTTTAGATAATCCTACTCCAAAAGGTGAGAAGGTTAATCCACAGATTGCTAAGAAGATTGCTGATGAGATTGGAGTGCCTATTCAGAAGATGGCAGAGATTGGCGAGAAAATGAAGAACATGGATCGCAAAACATGCGAGATGGTTTTTGATAAGTACGTCAATACTAAGTTTGCTAAAGAGGGTACACCAGTTAAATGGGATAAGAAACATCCTGTTAATGATGCCAAAGGTGAGGGTAAGAAAAAAGTTATGCAAAAGAAATTTATATCGAAGGGGTGATTATGAGTAGTGAGATTTTAGACATGATTAAAAATGATCAGGTAGCAGACCTTAAGGATGCTATCAGTACTGAACTGCATGATCGGATTAAGCAGTCTATAGAATTAAAGAAAGTGGAGATTGCAAAGGACTTGGCTAAGTCTCCATCAGAGCAACCAAGTGTGGAGGAACCTAGCGATGCTGAGGAAGTTACTGCTTAGTTTTTGTTTGGTATTTGTCATGATGGTAGGGTGTACACAAAAAGAAGAGCACGATGGTGATACCACCATACATCACAACTATTATGACAACACGACGAACTCAAGTAGGGTCTCGCAAGTGGAGCATACGTATAAGACCGACGTTGAATGTTGGATTGTTAGTAATGCTGGTACTTTGGTCGAGTGTCCTCGCATGTAGTAAAGTTAAAGACGAGGGTGATCCCACGTCTCTCAGTTATAATCATTACTGTCCGAATGTTCCAGCAGGTGTAACTTGTCCTTCAGGGTCAAATGATAACACCACTACAACTGGTACTGTAATGAGAGAGTATTTTGACCTAAGTACTGCAGAATCTGGTTCATCATCAGTTCAAGGTTCTAAGATGTACTGGGGCAGATGGTATCCAAGTGAAGGATACTGGTATCTAGACAATGACAACATAATTAGACAAGGTTGTCTCCCTGACTCGCAAGGTGGAGTTGCACATTACTCAACTGCCCACTATTGGGGGTATAATATAAAGCGAAACTCAGAACCTCCATACGCCAAATGTTATAGGGCATGGAAGACTGATAATGCTATGAGTTGTTATGGGTTTACCACTTGCTTGAACAGTGGTAAAACTGTCTTCAAACGAACGATGATGATTGGCCAAGGACATAATCATTCAGGATCAAATCTCCCCTTTGCTAAGTGGGGACCTGGTCATCAAGATAACGTAAGTTTGGTAGGAACATCATTTGCTTGTGGTACATATCCGAATGGACAATGTAGCCAGCAATATTTTACGAACTACTTTCAAGACAACCATACTGGGAAAGTATTGGATAACGGAAGTTATGATGGACACGAAGTCCCGCCAAACATATGGTCAAATGTGACCCATGTTTGTACTAAAGAGGATGGTTCATCATGTGCGTACGTGGATTGAGTAACCTATGTCAGGAGACTCAACAATGGAATATGGTTCAGAGGAAGCAGAACAGCATAAATATAATTTGGCGTTGTCCAAGCAAATGTATGCAGAGATCCATAACAAGATTCTCAAGTTGGAGAAACCTCAACTTATACAGGTAATGCTGACAGTTGCAAAAGCACTGACAGACAGAACAACAGAAGTCCATCACAAAGCAGAGATGGGCAAAATAGTTAAACACCATAAGTTAGGTAAGACAGGATACGAAGAAGTCATTGATGATCAAGGACATAAAGTGGTTGTCAAGGAGGAACATAAACAGTATCGAAACTCGGATATAACTTATACATCATGAGGGTACAAAGGGTACAATGTGGGATATTCATTTTTCGGTATAGGAATATTATGGGTCGTGACTATGGTATCAATTATGATTGCGATATTTTCTAGTGACGAGATAAAAGTCAAATCACGATACACCAGCCAGTCCTCTGTCACACAGGACTTGCCATGAAGGGTTCATAGTGATTAGAAGTATAGTATGGACAATAATATTATCAGTGCTCTTAACAGTTGCACTAAACTACGTGTTTTAAATAATGCAAGGATAGTATTAGAAGAAGAACACACTATCCAAAAAATATATTTAAACCCAGACATCTTTTATTATCTTAGAACATGTATATGGATGATGGTGAACGTACACAATGACCTGTTGGTAGAAGAATATGAAGATACAAAGGTCAAGTGGTTGCGTACAAAGAAAATTATGCATACTCGAAGTCTTGTTAGGACTTATGAGGAGAATGTCAAAAATTATTTGACACTAAGGGATCAAACTTTTGGTGGTAGGTTCCTTGTAAAAAGGGACTTGGGTCCTTCAAATATTTTATACAGAATCCCAGATGGTAAGTTTTATATCATTGATTGGGATGATTATTATGAGTTGCCTGAGAGCAAACTGAAGTCACACTACAAGTCTGAATTGACTTGTCGTAGGTGGCAAGATCAATATGATGCTTCACAAGAAGATTTATCAACCGCATTTGAAAAACTGTGGTAACAGAAAGGAAACATGAGTCGAAATGAAATTAAAGATTGGATTGTAATGTCTCTTGCATTTGGCACGATACTATTACTTTTCGTTATAACGTTGGGTGACTTTTGGGTTGCTATGGAAACAGGTAAAGAGATTAATAAAGATGTTATCAACTTACTCTCTATGTCAATCACTGGTATAGTTGGTATCATAGCTGGTTACATTTCTGGTAAAAATGCAGGCGACCAAGCCAAGCAACAACAAGAGGCAGCATCGAAATGAAAAACTTGACATTACTTTTATTATCAGTTATAATTAGTTCTGTGGTTTGGGCAGGTGATGTGCATCATTCTCCATTTGAAGATTACTGGCAGTTTTTTGATAAGGACTCTTGTGATCAGGTTCTGACTGACACATTCACAATCTGTTACTCGCATAAACGTAAGTCTGCTAAGGCAGTCTATGTTAAAATCTATGGTGACAAGGTAGTCAAAGACATTGATAAGCGACCACCTTTCTTTACTGATAAGCGAGTCAGCAAAAAGTATCGAACCAAGAGTAAAGATTATACTAACTCTGGTTATGATCGAGGGCACTTTGGTGCTTCTGACGCAAGTCATGATCATGACAAGAAAAATCAGAAAGCAACTTACTCTATGGCCAACATTGTACCTCAGACACCACGGGCAAATCGTTATAAGTTCGTGGCACTGGAACGGCATGAAAGGGAGATGGCTGTGAAGCACGGTGTTTTGGAGAATGTGACTCTAGCATTCTGGAATCCTAAACCCAAAACAATCGGCAAATCCAAGTTGCAAGTACCAAGTGCCTTTGCTAAGATATACACAGGCAAAGGTTACCGCGAGTGTTTCTTTGTTTGGAACACTGACGAGTATGATATGAAGGTAGGTGCTGATCCTAACACTTACAAGGTTCCCTGTGATAAAGTTTTCAAAATGTGGGAAACCGATGTTGGTAAGGCAGACTCATGGAGTCCAGATGATTCTAAACAACTAAAGGCACTGCTCAAAAAGTATGCTGACCAGATGCCAAAACATGCTAAGCACGCAAAGATGATGCTTAAAATGGTTCCATGAAATCATACGAAGAGTTTAATGAGGGGAGACTCTCCCCTCGGGATCAGAAAAAAGAAGATGATCTAATCAAAAGTCTTGCGAGTGACTTGGAGAGCGAAGATGATTTCGACCGATTCATACAAAAGATGATAAAGCAAAAGAAGAAGGTAAAATGAGTTTCAATAATGCAATATCATTCAAGGACTTCATCAAAGATAAAGCATCCATGGTTTTACCAAACGCATTGGAGCCACTTGATGAGGGGGCAAAGAAAGTCCTATCAGGTATAATTGATACGCATTGGGATGGGGTGATTGCAGATTTCTTTTACAAAAATGCAACAAACAAACTGATACCAATATCAAACATACCTCCAATACCAAAGGTTACGACTGCTGATTGGCAGTTGGGTGGAGCCAGAGATGTTTTCATGAGTTTATTAGATGTCACCAAGGCAGGTATTGGTCGTGGTGAGGTTGCTTTGTTTTGGGCATATAACTTTCGCAAGAATGGTATACCAAACCAGTACCTATCTGGTAACTATTTCGACTGGACTAAACCTTTACGTAAAAAGTATCAAAAAGAGATTCAAGAATATATTGGTACGCTCAGAGGTAAAAAGAAACCATCGAAAGAGATAATCAAACATATGTCATCTGATGGGGGCAGGGATGCAACACCTGAAGACGTGATTGATTTCTGTCATGAGTTTATGACGACCAGAACAATGCTGGGAGTATCGCAAGGGGTCAAACTTAGTGTGTCTGATAGATTCCTGTTGGATCGTAGAACAGGTGCAGGTGCGAGAGAGAATAATGATAAGGGTGATGGTGCAGACTTGATCATAGGGAAAGTTGCGGTTGAGGTTAAGGCATATAAGAGTTCAACTGCTAAGATTAAAATAGGAATGATCTCAGATGAGGGTGCATACCAACCTATCAAAATGATTGAATCACTTTTTGGATTCCATAATTTGTTTGCTGCCTTCACAGGCAACGATCGTGCTGAGCAGTACATGATGAATAACTTTCATGGCTATCAGTTTAAGTCTGCCCTTGCTTCATTCCAGGCAGTGAGAGAAATATTGCTGGGTAAGACCATACCCAAAAAGGTTTTGAAGATGCCAGTGTTTGTCTCACTCAAAAAGGTTATGGATGAGGTTGAGGATCAGATTAATGACTTTGCTAAAAATGAATGGATCAAGATTGCCAAAATGGGCAACCTGATGAAAAAACTTTCTGCTGATCCTAGTGAGGCATTAAACCCTGATTCAAATAACGCAAAGGTAGGTGCTATCATCTGCAAGGCGATCATACTTAACAAACTTGGTACCAAGCCAGGACAAGAGGGTTGGTTCTTTAATGTCGACCAACAGAAGAGGTTCATGTGGCATAAGATTGAGTTTGATAAGATTACTGATGAGGTTGCAAACCTTGAGAAGATAAACCTGACGGGTGGTAATTTATTTATGAACTTTAAAGATATTGAGATACAAGAATGAATATAGTCTTCGGTAAAAACTTAGTCATTGGCCACAAGTCTCTCCCCGATTGAGACAAATGTGATGAGGCCAAGCAGTTGCTTGACGAGGCAGGTATATCATATGCATACCTGAATTCAGACAAGTGGTCCTTCGTAGGTATTATGAAGGAGACGGGATCAAAGCAGGTTCCACAGATTATCATCGATGGAGAGTTCATCGGTGGTGTTGATAAACTTAAAATACATTTGGAGAAGTAATGGCCAAAAAAGATAAGAAGAGAAAATATGAAGGTGCTTTAGAGGAAGCAGTCAATACTCCTGCTCCTAAAGAATCACCAAGGTCAAGTGGAGGTATTCCACCTGCCCTTCGTAAACAAGTAATCCGTGCTCACTGGGCAGCAGTTGAAGAGTGCATTTCAGCAGGATGTTCTGCTGATGCAATCGCTAAACTCCCAAATGGTACACGTGAAATGGTTCGCAGAGCATATGCCTGATAAACCAGTATTTGATTTGGATTTTGAATTTGATTCCGACTCATGGGGCGAACTAGATTTCGCCTCAGAGGGGGAGATGAAGGAAGGCGAGGAGAAAGCAAAATCAGAGATCGAGGAGGGTGTTCGTGTCATTGAAGATGTCAAAGCACAACGAGACAAGGACATGGCCAAACTTGAGAAGATGATTATTCCATTGCTTATAAACCTGGCCAAGAATCCCGACAAGGAATACATTCGATGGCCAAACAGAAAAGATAAGATTGAGTCTCAGATAGATGCTATACTAGCACTCACAAGAACCTACACATGATCTACGATTATAAGACAACTGCAGACAATGCAAGTCTTAAGTTAAGTTTCAGCAAAATGTTGGAACTTAAAAATCTAACATTTGGTACCCCCAAAGGTGGCGAAGAGTCATATGCTACTGGTACGGTTAAACTGATCAAGGGTTGGGAGAATAAAACTATAAATCCTCCTCCACCTAATGAGAGTGAGACCACGTATCAGGAACTGCTACAACTCAAGGCCATTGTAACTGCTCATCCTACTGACTTCACAAAACGTGCGGTTGAACAGGATAAGCGATCCCCATCTTTTGAATATGCATTCGTTGATTTTATTCGCAATGAAGAAAATTATGACATAACAAAACTGATTGACCAACTTGGTGATGATCTGACCCGTGTGGGTATGACTCAGAAGTTGAAGTATCAAAGACCTCGACCTTACCAGGTCGCTGAAGTCTATGGAATGGACTTAGAGATACCAGTCGGGAAGACAACCAAAACACCGTCATATCCTTCCAACCATTCCTTTATTGGTAAGGTAATCGCAATGCATTTATCCAAACTATATCCTCAGCATACAGAGAAACTGAATGAGATGGGTGATGAGTTTGGAATGAATCGTGTACGCATGGGATGGCACTTCCCATCAGATCATCTTGCAGGGCAGTGCCTTGCAAGTCACATTGTACCTTTAATTAAATAACATACCGAAAAAATAACTTGCTTTTAATTCCTATTCAGGGTATAATATAAGTTATGAATCAATCAAATTTAGACCTAAATAAAGCAGATGTCTTCATCAAAGAGATTGAAGGCATGAAGACCAAATTCAGTATGTCTTACATTGAGGCAATACTGCATTACTGTGATATGCACTCTATTGATGAGGAGCAGATTGCACAGTACGTAGTGGGTCCCTTGAAGGAATATGTGTCAGTTGAGGCACATGACCTGAACTTAGTGGATTCAAAAAAGGTAGTTCCACTACCTTCAATATAACGCATAAACCGTAAACACAACGCATACGAAAGGCAAATATGGATTTCTCGCAACTCAAAAAGTCCTCCCAAGCAACAGACTTCTCTGCTCTCAAAACCAAAATGACCGACACAGGTGGCGGTGGTTATAATGATGGTGCCGAAAACTGGTGGAAGCCAGATGTCGACTCCTCAGGCAATGGTTATGCTATCATTAGATTCTTACCTGCTCCTCCAAATGAAGACCTACCATACGTTCAAGTATGGGACCACGGGTTTCAAGGTCCAGGTGGATGGTACATTGAAAAGTCTCTGACCACAATCGGTCAAAAGGATCCAGTTAGTGAAATGAATAGTCGCCTTTGGAATAGTGGTGATGAGTCAGACAAAGATATTGTACGTAGTCGTAAACGTCGTCTCTCATACTACTCTAACATTATGATTGTTAGTGATCCAAAGAGACCAGAAAATGAAGGAAAGGTTTTCCTGTATAAGTATGGGAAAAAGATTTTCACTAAACTGCAGGATCTTATCAACCCTGCCTTTGATGATGAGCAACCAGTTAACCCATTTGATATTTGGACTGGTGCAAACTTCCGATTGAAGATTCGTCAGGTTGAAGGGTATCGCAACTATGACAAGTCTGAATTTGATTCCCCATCTCAGATTGAAGGTGATGATGAAAGACTTGAGGCGATTTGGAAGCAAGAATTTTCTCTCAAAGAGTACATTGATCCAAACTCATTCAAATCTTATTCTGAGTTGGAAGCAAAGTTGCATCGTGTTCTTGGAATCGAGGATGCTGGTAGAGGTACCGCCAGTGCGATGGAAGAGACCACTGTTGATGAATATGTAAACCCTAACAAAGTTGTTGAAGCAGCAACTGAGACTGCGGCACCTGCCCCTGATATGCCAGCAGTTGAGTCTACCAACGTCACTGAAGCATCTTCAGAGGATGCTGATCTTGACTACTTTAAGAAACTCGCTGAAACTGCGTAAATCGTTTCTTAGTCTTGTGCCATAATGTCCTTATGGCATAAGCAGTCATTCAGAGACAAGGTAAACCCAGTCTGGGTGTGATTAGATTCGTTATGATCCAGACTGGGTACATTCCCACCAAGATCCAAATCCATTCCATCAGGTCGATCTTTTCGGTTTTTCTTTTGAGTTTGTTCCAAGTGCAGCACCCTGTTGTGTTCCAGTCTTGGATCCTTCCAGTACTGCTTGTGGTATACCAGCGATTGCTGATACATATTGTGCATTGGTTTCATTTAGGACACCAAGTTGACGTACCACCTCACCCATTTGTTCATTTTGTACCTTGAACCCTTGCTCAAGTAGTTTGTCTGCTTGTTCATCGCCTATCTGAGATCCATATAAATCTTCAAAGGTGCCTCCCTGCTTTGTTTTGAGGTTCTCGGCATCCATGAGCATTTTAAAGAACTCAAGTGACTCCTCTTTATCAAACTTTTTAGTGTCAAGTCCTATTTCTTTGGCAAGGTTGAATGCAGTATCTTCATTCATATCACCCGCATTATCAAGTGTCTCAAGTTTACTCAAGAATGACTTCTGTGCATCAGGATCTAACTCTTGGAGGAAATTTTGAACCCTTCTATCTCCCATCCCTCCGTCATCAAGGTCGCCAGTGATGCCAAACTTCATATCTTCGGATAGTGACTTGAGACGATCAGCAAACCCTGTATCACTTGAGAGGATGTTAACCATGCTATTTTTCTTATGCTCTTCTAACTGCCTATTCTTCTCACCTTC